TCTTCAGGTTCAACTTTTGAGTCTCTGAATTCTGAGTCTATCAAAAATGCTTTGGTTGTCGTGCCATCTTCAAATGAGCAACGTTCAATCGGAAACTTATTTTTGAAGCTAGACGCCATTATCACCCTTCATCAGCGTAAGCAGTTATGATAGTGATTTTGTTTTTGGTATAATTAAGTAAAAGTTAACATAGAAAGTGAGCTTTACGTGGTTCGTTTTCAAATACAAGTAAAGGATGAGTGATAAAAATGGAAAAAATACAATTTAAAAAAACCTTATGTTGGCTTTCTTTATGATGATGAGGAAGACAATAATATTATTAAGAGCATGGGAGGCACATTTAACGAGGCATTTGCATTTCTCTATGATTATTTCGAGATGCCATCAGATTCTTTTTGCGCCAAGTTGTGTGGCGTATCGAAAAATACTATTGCCTCTTATTATAATGGAACCGCTAAGGAACCTGGCTATAAAAGGGTGTTAGCTATCTGCTGCGGTTTCAATTTAAGACCTAGAGTATCTAAAAGACTGCTTGCTACTATTAGAGTTGATTTGGCATTATCGATGTTGCCACAAGATCATTTATATCTGGAACTTGTAAACAACTGTTATGATGAAGGAATAGAAGAATGGAATCAGCACATCATCGAATCAAAAATTGGCTCTGAACATTTGCTCTAGACGGTCAGTTGACTGACTTTTTTTAACAACAATCCAATACAATTTCGAGGTTTCCTGTCTTATTCCATATGGGATTTGGCGGGAAGCCTCTTTTTTATGCACTTTTGCCGGTCAGTCGACTGACAGGGTGCTTTTTCTTTGGCGTAGAATGCAGATAGCGATGCCAATTCTAGATATTGCGTGGCATCAAAATAATTAAAAACTTCATGTCGCCGCAATCGGTGTGAAGCAAATCGAAATGGTGTTTTTCACTCCATTCTTTTTGCTATGCCCTGAAATCTAAGGCTGCGGCTTCAAGAACCTGCGATTGGCTCCATTTCGATGAAATAAAGAAATTTCAAAGAAAAGGAGACAATCAATGAAAAAAATAGTTTATGAATGGGCTGATGGTACCAAAACAACCATCGAAGTAGAAGACAAATGGGCTGATTTTGTTGAAGACTCAAGACGTAAAGAAGAGAACTATGAACGCAAGATGCGTTACTGGAACAAAGTATCACTAGATAGCTGCGAATATCAAGGTGACTGGTTTGAATCACCTGATCCAACACCGGAGGAAGCATATTTTCAAAAAGAACAAGAAGAAAAAGTAGAGGCATTTATAGCAACTTTAACTTAGGTTCAAAGAAGAAGACTTGAATACAAGCTAGATGATCCAAATATTAGTTTTAGAGAAATCGCCCGACTTGAAGGTACTAACCTTAACGCAATAGTAAGCTGCTTTGAATGCATAAAAAAGAAGTACAAAAAGTTTTTTGAAGAAAATTAACAAAAGATACTGGTCAAATGCCTCCTTAAATCTCCATACAGCGTAAGGGATAAGCAAATCACTCTTACACGAAATTCACAAGGAGGTATTTGCATATGAAACATGAAGTTCGTATCAACGTTTCAAAAACAGAAACCAAGAATGTGATGGACATCAAGGTTGTACCAAAAACAACTGAAGCACTAGAAGAGGCTATCTTTGGTAACCCTGGAAAGATGACCATCATTATTCCTGGCGACACAGTTGAATCTATCTGTGTAAAAGAAATCAAAGAAGGAGGACAAACAAAATGGGCAAGATGAGTGAATTGGATATTCTTCTTCGAGAATTAGATGAACATGCTAATGCAGTCGTTCAAATTGCAGCTGATATTCGTTCTATGTTTACAAGCGTTCCTGCTGATGAAGAACCAGTTGATAATGGCTGGGATTCAGTTAAAGAACAAGATGAATACGAAGCTAAGAAGGAAGAAGAAAAAGTTATTACTTTAGATGAGCTTAAAGCAAGATTGGTTGCTAAGGCTCGTGAAGGTAAATCAGACCAAGTTAAAGCATTACTAAATAAGTATGGCTATAACAAATTATCTGAAGTTGATCCAAAAGATTATAAATCTATTTATGAAGATGCTGAGGTGCTCTAATGCCAGATAAACATTGTTTGCTCTCAGCATCAAGTTCGCATCGTTATTTGAATTGCGAGAAGTCAGTTGAAATGACAAAAGACCTACCAAATGAAACATCTATATATGCTGAAGCAGGAACTATTGCTCATAGCGTTTGTGAAATTCAGCTAAAGAAGATGCTGGACATGGAAGGAAAAGATGAACCTTATCCAGAAGGAACAACTCAAGATAACATCGATAATGCCAATGAATATGCTGGATTTATCCAAGAATTCTTAGAGGAATATAAGCAGCAAGGATTGCATCCAATAGTGCTTATTGAGCAAGAGGTCTCTTACTCGGATTATATTTCAGATTCATTTGGCACATCAGACTGCATCATATTAACCGAAGAATTCATACATATCATAGACTACAAGAACGGCTCCATGAAAGTGGATGTAGAGAATAACTCCCAGCTTATGATTTATGGGCTTGGGGCAATTCAGAACTTCGATTATTTGTTTGATGCAAAGACGGTAAGGCTTTCTATCTTTCAACCTAATATCTCTAATTATGGTACATGGGAAATTAGCAAGGATGACCTTATCGACTGGGGTTTAAATGTACTTAGACCAGCAGGCGAAAGAATCCTTAATAAGCATGACCTGTCTTGGAAATCAGGTGACTGGTGCATCTTCTGTAAGGCAAAGGCAAATTGCAGAAAAAGGGCGGAAGAAAATCTATGCTTGGCTGCTAAAGACTTCGCATTGCCGGATACTTTAACACCAGAAGAAATCGGTACCACGCTATCCAAAATTGACGACCTTGTTTCATGGGCCAACGATGTAAAGGATTATGCCTTAGCTCAAGCATTACAAGGCGTCCATTATGAAGGATGGAAGGTAGTGGAAGGCAGAAGCAACCGCAAGTACAAAGACGAAAATGAGGTAGTTGAAGCCGCAATTAAAAATGGATTTGATCCATACGTTAAGAAGGTCGCTACTATCACAGAGCTTCAAAAGAGGATGGGCAAAGCTAAGTTTGAAGAATTAATCGCAAGTAAAGGATTAGTTATAAAACCTGCTGGTAGTCCCACTCTTGTAACTATTGAAGATAAAAGACCAGAGCTAGTCTTAAATTCAGCTCAAGAAGACTTTAAAAATTTAGACAATTCGGAGGAAAAGTAAAATGTCAAATAATACAAAATTCGTTAATCCTACTAAGGTTATCACAGGAAACTGTGTATTCAGTTATTTAAATTGCTGGGAACCTCGTGCGCTTACAGAGGGTCAAACTCCTAAGTTCAGCGTTTCTCTTATCATTCCAAAGTCTGATACTAAGACCATTGATAAAATCAAGAAGGCTATTGAAGCAGCTTATAAGGAAGGTCAATCTAAGTTGAAAGGCAACTCTAAGTCTATTCCATCACTTGCTGCAATTAAGACTCCTTTAAGAGATGGTGATACTGAGAGGGACGGAGACGAAAATTATAAAGGTTGTTATTTCGTTAACGCAAACTCTACTCAAAAGCCAGGTGTCGTTGATGTCAATCTTCAACCTATCCTTGAAAGAGATGAAATGTATTCAGGTGTCATAGGAAAGGCATCAATCAGCTTCTATGCATTTAATTCAAATGGTAATCGAGGAATTGCATGTAGCCTTAACCATTTGATGAAGGTTAAAGACGGTGAGCCGTTAGGATCAAGAGCTAGTGCTGAGTCAGATTTTGCCACAGATGATGCCGATGACGACTTCCTTGATTAATTACCTTTTAATCGATATTGAAACGTATAGCAGTGTAGATTTATCCAAGTGCGGAGTTTTCAAATATTCAGAGAGTAGCGATTTCAAAGTCCTACTCTTTGGATACTCCATAAATGGCGAGGAAGTACATGTAGTGGATTTGGCTAGTGGCGAGCCGATTCCACCTTTTGTCATATCTGCACTAAAAAATGATAACGTGACGAAATACGCCTACAACGCTTCCTTTGAACGTGCATGTTTATCTAGGTATCTTGGTTTATCAAAGGATGAATTCCTAAACCCAGTTTCATGGAAATGTCATATGGTTTGGAGTGCTTATTTAGGTTTGCCTCTATCACTTAAAGGTGTCGGCAAGGTTTTAAATCTTGATTCACAAAAGATGGAAGAAGGTAAGGAGCTTATCAAGTATTTCTGTGTTCCAAATAAAGAAGGAAAGCAAAACACTCCTGATGTCGCACCTAGCAAATGGGAGCTCCTCAAAAAATATAATAAGCGTGATGTTGAGGTTGAACTTCAAATACATGAAAGACTAATTAAATATCCTGTTCCTGATTTTGTATGGGATGAATACCACATGGACCAAGAAATCAACGATAGAGGAATCCTGGTAGATTCAAAGCTTGTTGATGCAGCTATCGATATCAATGAAGAAGTAACCAATAAGCTCACTTTAGAAATGAAGGCTTTAACTGAAATAGACAATCCAAATTCAGTGTTCCAGCTTAAGGAGTGGTTTTCATCCAATGGAGTAGATATCGACACACTTGGCAAGAAGGATGTTTTGAAGCTCAAGGATGAAATAAAAGACAAGAAGATACTGCGTGTATTATCGATAAGACAGCAAATATCCAAGTCGTCCATCAAGAAATATCAAGCCATGCAAAATGCTAAATGTAGTGATGACAGAGCTCGTGGAATGTTTATGTTTTATGGAGCAAATAGAACTGGTCGCTGGGCTGGAAGGCTTATTCAACTGCAAAACCTGCCTCAGAACCATCTGCCTGATTTAGAGGATGCCAGAGAGCTTGTTATATCTAAAGATATAAATGCACTTGAAATGCTCTACGAAGATATCCCTGATACCTTATCACAGCTTATTAGAACTGCCTTTATTCCAAGACCAGGTTATAAGTTTATTGTGGCAGACTTTAGCGCTATTGAAGCTCGTGTAATTGCATGGTTTGCAAATGAAAAGTGGCGCATTAATGCTTTTAGGAATAATGAAGATATCTATTGTGCCTCGGCATCACAGATGTTTCATAAACCAGTAGTTAAGCATGGTATCAATGGTGAGTTAAGGCAAAAAGGTAAAGTAGCGGAATTGGCCCTTGGATACGGCGGATCAGTTGGAGCTCTAACTGCCATGGGCGCTCTTGATATGGGACTTGAAGAAGATGAGCTTAAGCCATTAGTTACTGCTTGGCGTAACGCCTCACCTAATATCGTGAATTTCTGGTGGGCGGTAGATAAGGCTGCAAAGGATGTAATAGCAGATAAGAAGAAAACATATACTCACGGACTTACTTTCGAGTGTGCTCATGGGATGCTTTTTGTAACTTTGCCAAGTGGAAGAAAGCTATCATATGTTAAACCAAAGATTATAGAAAACAAATATGGTGGCGAGTCTATTTCTTATGAAGGAATAGGTACACAAAAGAAGTGGGAACGCTTAGAAACGTATGGTCCTAAAATCGTTGAAAATGTCGTTCAAGGAACAGCTCGTGATGTTTTATGCAATTCCATCAAAACTTTGAGAAATTATCGAATTGTTGGTCATGTGCATGATGAATTGATTATCGAAGTTCCTATGGGTGAAACTGTAGAAAAAATATGCAATTTAATGGCAAAAACGCCTAGTTGGTGCTCTGATTTGGTTATAAGGGCAGATGGGTATGAATGCCAATTCTATAAGAAAGACTAAGAGGTAACATAATGAAATTTAATTTATATACAGCTGACATTACAGGCGTTAAAGCAAACACAAAATACAAAAACAAAGTGGAAGTTAAGGATACAGAAACTTTAAAGACGGCAGTTTCTAAGGATTATGTCTTTGCTTCGTATAAGGGTAATTCCAGAAGCGAAGACAACTTTATAGAATCTGACTGTGTTGCATTTGATATCGACAATGATCACTCGGATGATCCACTAGATTGGATTTCTGAACAAGAGGTTATTGATGCATTTCCCGGGGTTGGCTTTGCTATCCATTTTAGCAGAAACCACATGAAGGATAAGGGCGGAAAGGTGGCTCGTCCTAAATTCCACGTTATCTTTCCAATTGATAAAATAAGCAATAAAGATGAGTACAAATCATTCAAAAACAAGGTTAGCGAGCTATTCCCTTACGTTGATAAGAATGCTCTTGATGCAGGCAGATTCTTTTTTGGTACACCCGATGCCAACGTGAAAATCGTAGAAGGCGACATTAACCTAACTACCTTCATTAGGCGAGAAGAGGCATTTGAAAATTTAGGCACGAATACCAAAATCGAATCCGGTGCCAGAAACTCTACAATGAGCCAGTTTGCTGCTCGTGTTTTGAAGAAGTATGGCACAGAAACAAATGATGCATACGAAGCCTTTATCGAAAAAGCCAATGACTGCGAACCACCTTTAAGTGAACAGGAGCTAGAGACTATCTGGCATAGTGCATTAAAGTTTTATAAGAAGATATCAGCTCTTCCAAATTACATCCCACCTTCAAAGTACAACGACACAAACTCATACTTGCCAGAGGACTTTACTGATGTTGGACAAGCGGAGGTTTTGAATAAGTATTTCAAGGATATCCTTCGCTATAGTCCTGCCACTAAATTCTTATGGTTCAATGGCATCTATTGGAAGGAGTCCGAAGAAGGTGCCCAGCGAGTTGCTCAAGAATTAACCAGACGCCAGTTAAAGCAGTCTGTTTCTATGATAGGTATTGCTAAAGATAAGTTAGCACAACTAGGTGGGGTTGATGTACTGGTTAAATCCAGAAAAGAGGATTTTAATTCCTTAAACGATAAAGCTCAAAAGGCAGTCGAAGAATATAACCTTGCGGTTCAATATTATCAGTTCGTACTTAAGCGTCGTGACTCTAAATACATCGAGGCCACATTGAAGCAGGTCAGAAACATGGTTGAAATCGAACCAAAGGATCTAAACTCAAATGAATTCTTGCTTAATACTCCAAATGGCACTATTGATTTAAGAAAAGGTGTTAATAGCTTAAGGGCACATAATGCAGAGGACTTTATTACCAAGTCTACAGCAATAGCAGCAGGATTGAAGGGGAAGGACATTTGGCTTGATTGCATCAATAAGATTTTTGGTGGTGATCAAGAGTTAATCGATTATGTACAGCTTATGTGCGGTGTTGCCATCATTGGCAAGGTTTATATCGAGGCTTTAATCGTGGCCTATGGCGATGGTGGAAACGGCAAGTCTACCTTCTGGAATGCAATATTTAGAGTTCTAGGCAATTATAGTGGAAAGATATCCGCTGATGCTTTGACTACAAATTGCAAGAGAAACATCAAGCCGGAAATGGCTGAAATCAATGGCAGAAGACTATTAATTGCATCTGAATCACAAGAAGGTGCAAGGCTAGATGATTCCGTTGTCAAGCAGTTAAGCTCAACGGATGAAGTGCAAGCCGAGAAGAAATACAAGGATCCATTTTTCTTTACTCCTTGCCATACATTGGTCCTTTATACCAATCACCTACCAAAGGTAAGGGGAGCGGACAATGGTATCTGGCGCAGACTCATTGTTATACCGTTCTTGAATAAGATGACTGGCAGCGGTGATGTTAAGAATTATGCCGACTACCTTTATGAGAACGCAGGTGAATATATCTTAACTTGACTAATTGAAGGTGCTGAAAAGGCAATTGATGCAGGCTTCAAATTTAAAACTCCTAAAGTTGTTGAAGATGCGATAAATGATTATCGTGAGCAAAATGACTGGTTCCATCATTTCTTAGAAGATTGTTGTCAGGTCGGTGAAAATGAAAGCGAAAGTTCTGCTGATCTATATTCTGCATACAGACGTTATTGTGAACAAAACAATGAATATACCAGAAGTACAACTGACTTTTACGCGGCTTTAGAAACTAATGGTTTTGAAAGATATTTGAAGAACAGAAGAAAATACTTCAAGGGATTAACTCTTCATTTTGAGGACGACTTTAGTGATTTTCTAGGTTAAAAATAAGGTAAATACATAGTCTGTAATACTCTATTCTAAAACTCTTCTAAGGGGTATTTTTAAAGGGCCTATAGTAAGTTTTATATATAAGTATAACAGACTATGCACACCTAAATTTACTGAAGGGAATTTAAGGCTATGGCAGAAGAACAGATTATAGAATCCAAGCTAACTAAAGAAGTTAAAAAGCGTGGTGGGTTATGCTTGAAGTTCATATCACCAAATTATGCAGGTGTTCCTGATAGGTTGATTTTACTAGCAATTGCTAAGATAGCATTTGTAGAAGTTAAGGCACCAGGGAAGAAACCACGAAGACTACAGATTAAAAGGCATGAAGAATTAAGGCAGTTAGGATTTAAGGTTTATGTCTTGGATAACGTAGACGACATAGGAGGAATTATCGATGATTTATCATCCACATGATTATCAAAAATATTCAATTGAATTTGTGAAAACTCATCCAGTTGCAGCATTGCTACTTTCGATGGGACTTGGCAAAACATCAACAACTCTTACAGCACTTGATGATTTACTATTCGATTCCTTTGAAATTCATAAAGTCTTGGTTATAGCTCCTTTAAGAGTTACAAAGGTATGGCTTGATGAGGTTAAGAAATGGAATCACTTGAACTATCTTAGATGTAGCTTAGTTGTTGGTACAGAGCAAGAACGAAAAAGAGCTCTGTGGGCTAATGCAGATATCTACATCATCAATAGAGAAAATGTCCAATGGCTTATCGATGAAAGTGGTATCCCATTTGATTTCGATACTTTAGTCGTTGATGAACTATCTAGCTTCAAGAATTTTAAGACTAAGCGATTTAAATCCTTGATGAAGGTAAGACCAATGGTTAAAAGAGTTATTGGTTTGACTGGAACGCCCACTTCCAATGGTCTTATGGATTTATGGAGCGAATTCAAACTCTTAGACCAGGGGAAAAGACTAGGTCGATTTATTACCAATTACCGTGACCAATACTTCAGACCCGATAAGAGAAATGGTCAAGTCGTATTTTCTTATAAGCCTTTGCCTTTTGCAGAAGATGCCATATACGACAAAATCTCTGATATCACAATTTCCATGAAAGCTAATGACTACCTGAATATGCCTGAGCTTATCTCAAATCATGTTGAAGTAGAAATGAGCGAAAAGGAAATGAAGGTTTATAAGGAACTAAAAGATGAACTTGTAATAACCTTAGGTGATGAGGATGTGACAGCGTCTAATGCAGCCTCGCTTTCCAACAAGTTGACTCAAATGGCCAATGGTGCGATTTATCTTGATAACCATGAAAGTGCAATAATCCACGATAGGAAGTTGGATGCATTGGAAGATTTGATTGAAGCTCAATGTGGCAAACCGGTGCTCGTAGCATATTGGTTCAAGCATGACTTAGAAAGAATTGAAAATAGACTTGAAGAGTTAAAGATTAACTTTAAGGAAATCAGGACTGATGCATCTATTGAAGATTGGAACAAAGGAAATATTGAAGTTGGACTTATTCACCCAGTTTCTGCAGGACATGGACTCAATCTTCAAGAAGGTGGATCAACACTTATTTGGTTTGGATTGACTTGGAGTCTTGAGTTGTATGAGCAAACCAATGCCAGACTCTATCGTCAAGGACAAAAGGATAGATGTGTTGTAATTGAGCACATTGTAACAAAAGGCACAATTGATGAAAAAATCATAAAGGCACTTGAAGAAAAGGACAAAAGTCAATCCAGATTAATTTATGCAGTAAAAGCAAATCTTAGAAAATCAAAGTAAAACATTGTCAATCATAGTCAATCAGTAACTTTAACAAAAACTTTGTGGGAGGATGAGAGCATGAGTGTTAAAGAAAAACTGAATCAAATTAAGTACTTAAATTACGACATCAATAGACTTAAGCAGTTAGCAGAAATCTATGAGGAACGTTCACATTCTGTTCCAGGACAATCATTCGATAGAGAAAAAGTGCAAACTACTAGAAACTTAGATGCACCGTTTGTTAAGTGGATTTATAAGAAGATGGAAGTTGAAGAATCTATTAAGCGCAAGCAAGATAAAATCGAATTGGCAAAAGTTGAGATTATGAATCTGGTATCAGAGCTTGAAAACTATGATTACCAATTAATTTTGATCTATCGATATGTGCATCTTAATGGATGGGATGAAATATCATCCAGCCTTCATATTTCTAGGGCAACAATGTTTAGATATCACAAGCAAGCCATAAAAGATTTGGAGGATAAAGCTGATGAGCTATAAAGAGGCAAAAGAAGATGGAATTAGGATTGAAGAAAGTAGAAGTATGACAACGCCTGCATTTTATTATCCTTTATGTGCTGAGTGTGGTGCTGAAGTAAGAAGGACAAATTATAAGCGTGAAATTAAGTATTTGTGTCCTAGATGCAAAAGATACAACGATGCAATCAAACGTTTAGAACAAAAGATTAAAGGCTTATAAAAATTGAGACTCAATGAGACTTGCAATACCAATGCTTATATGTATTTATGGTATTGTAGATAAATGTATATAGAAGAGCTACTAGCTTAATTGCCGGTGGCTTTTTCTATACTCTGAAGGAGGTGGTTGTGTGCCATATCAATTTAAGAAGCCTTGCGCCTATCCAGGATGTCCTAACTTAACCGATGAGAAGTATTGCGAAGAGCATAAAGAGATAGGAAGACAAGAACACAATGCCACCAAGCATGATCCTAACCATTCAAAGAAGTATGGTAACAACTGGCGAAGACTACGTGCTGCATACGCTAAGGCTCATCCGTTATGTGAAGAATGTCTCAAGGAAGGTAGACTCACTCCTGTTGAAGAAGTTCATCACATAGTTCCACTCAATCGTGGTGGTAAGAATGAATGGGACAATCTCATGAGCTTATGTCAGTCTTGTCATACTAAGATTCATTATCTGATGGGTGACAGAAAGAAACTTCGTTAAACGGTCCACGTTGCGTTTGAATTGCGTTAAGATGCAGTCAATCAAGAAACTTGCAAAAAGCGAAATTTGGGGCATTTCTGTGCGTTTGGTAGCCCTAGGGGAGGTCATATCTCCACAGGTAAAACACCTATTACCGAGCGTGGGGTTTCGTGTGTAAAAATTCGAATTCAAACGAGGTAATAGGCAAAATCAAAAAATTTTAAAAATTTGGAAGAGGTGGTATACGTATGGCTAAAGACGGAACTGGAAGAGGTGGCGCAAGAGCAGGAGCCGGAAGAAAAAGCAAGGCACTATCAGATAAGATTATCGAAGGAAAAGCCGAACTCAATAGTGGAGCAGTTGTTCTGCCTGAACCTGTAGAAATTGAAGGCGTCGACATGCCGCCGATAAAAGACTTTTTAAAAGCTAAGCAAAAGAATGGAAAGGATATGTGTGCTGAGGAAGTTTATAAAAGCACGTTCCTTTGGCTAAAGAAACGAAGATGCGAAAAGCTTGTATCCACACAGCTTTTAGAACAATACGCAATGAGCGTCTCTCGTTGGGTGCAATGCGAAGAAGCTATTAGCGAATTTGGATTTTTGGCAAAGCATCCTACGACAGGTAACGCAATGCAAAGTCCGTATGTAGCGATGAGCCAAAATTATATGAAACAAGTAAATCAGATATGGTTTCAAATCTATCAGGTTGTAAAGGATAACTGCTCAGCTGATATTGGGGAAGCTAATCCACAAGATGATCTGATGGAAAGATTATTACAAGCAAGAAAGAGGTAGAGAATTATGTTTGAAAAAGTAAATCCAAGTCACCCTGATAAGGTGGCAGATAGGATTGCAGGTGCAATAGTAGACCTTGCGTATAAAGAAAATGATAATCCTAGAATTGCTGTTGAAGTACTTATAGGTCATGGCAAGTGCCATATCATTGCAGAGAGTTCTGTGTATATTGATAAAAATGATATTAAACTAGCGGTTAAGAGGATTGCTGGCAATGTTGAGGTGGACTATGTGGAAGTCCCCCAAGATAAGCATTTGGCTGATAATCAAGAAGGACAAATTAGATGCGGCGACAACGGGATATTTAAGGGTGTCCCACTTACCAAGGAGCAGAAGGAGCTATCCAGAATCGCAAGGGAAATCTATGCGAGATATCCTTATGATGGCAAATACATCCTTGATGGCAAGAACCTCATCATCTGCCAAAGCAACGCAAGGAACAGCGAGCTAAAACATTCGTACTCTGGTGCAATCATCAATCCTCTAGGCGAATGGACAGGAGGGCCTAATGTCGACACAGGTGCTACAAATCGAAAACTTGGTAGCGATATGGCTGATTCAGTCACAGGCGGTGGTCTTCATGGAAAAGATTTATCGAAAGCGGATGTCAGTGTAAATATTTATGCATTCCTAAAAGCTCAAGCAACAGAAACTATAGTTGAGCTATGCTGTGCAATAGGTGATGAATATATCGATAACAGGCCATATGAAGAAATTGTATCGATTTCCAGAGAATTCATATTTGACTTAGGCGGATTTGAGAAATTTGCTGAATGGGGTTTAGTTTAGATGAACGCTCTTAGAATAGATGTTGGTGTACATACAATTCTTCATGTCAACCTAACTGATGTGGATTTCACCGATATCGAGAAGATCATATTCACAATCAAGAATTCGGATGATTTAAAAACGCCAGTGATAGTTGAGAAGGTCTTCAAAGAGCCAGGCTTTTATGAAGTCATCATAACTCCATCTGAAAGCTTGAAACTTAAGGAAGGAGCTCTATTTGATTTCAATCAAGTTCTGAAAGATGGGACAAGGTACAAGATTAGCAATACTGGAAAGATCATTTTAAGGAAAGGCGTGGGTGAGTTCTATGACTGATGACGTAAAGGTTTCAAATATTGATAAGCAAAGAATAGATATCTCAATCCCACCAAAGAAGGTAGAGCCATCTGAAGAAGAAAAAGCGCCGACAATTGAAATAAGCCATCTTTGGCACCTTGGCAAGATGAGGGAATATGACATCAAGCTCGACACTAAGGTTCCGAAAGAACTATCGATACTTTCCCAAATCTCTAATGATGGCAAAGATACCGTAGAAGCAAGGGAAAACGCCAAGATCTATGTTGAGGTAGGAGATACACCATCCTATGCGACATTGGAACAAATAAAGGAACTTAACACGAAGACAGTATTTGTCGATGAGCTCGACGATACAAAAATACACAAGCTAAGCGATGAGGACATCGTGATGCTAAGAAAGGAGTAGATGGAAAATGGCACAAAAAAGAACGCAATACGTAAAAACGGCAAATGGTCTTGAAAAGCAGCTTATTGCATCATCTGCTGATATCGTAGAAATTAATACGATTGAAGGACTAGATGCAAAAAATGTTCAGGATGCACTTGTTAAAATAAAAGACATTGCTGATAACGGTGGTGTTACTGGAGTAAAAGGCAATGGTGAAACTGATTATAGAAAAGGCAATGTAAACATCACACCAACAAATATCGGACTTGGCAATGTTACAAATCACGCACAGGTTAAACGATCTGAAATGGGTGTCGCTAATGGGGTTGCAACCTTAGGCGCTGATGGAAAAGTCCCTTCAGGCCAGTTGCCTTCTTATGTTGACGATGTTTTGGAATACGACAAAAAGTCTGCGTTCCCCGCAACTGGCGAGACAGGCAAAATCTACGTGGCAAAGGATACCAACCTAACTTATCGTTGGAGCGGCTCGGCTTATGTTGAGATTTCTGCATCACTTGCACTTGGCGAAACATCCTCAACGGCATATGCAGGTGACAAAGGAAAGGCACTGGCTGGAAGAGTTACAACAGTAGAAGGAAAGGCAAGCACCAACGAGTCTAATATCTCAAGCGTAGGAACAAGGGTTACTAATCTTGAAAATGGAACTAAGGCAGCGGGCAAAGCAACCAAACTTGCAACCGCAAGGAAAATCTCAATCTCAGGTGATGCAACAGGAAGTACAGATTTTGATGGAAGTGCAGATAAAACAATTGCTTTGACACTTGCTAATTCCGGAGTTGCTGCTGGCACTTATTCTGCGGTAGCTGTAGATGCGAAAGGTCGTGTAACTGCAGGTAATCAAATAATCGAATGGGGAGCAAAAGGGCAAACTGAACCAAGTGCTAATTTAGCAGTAGGTGGCTTGTTCTTCATGCTTAATGAATAGGTGATTTTATGTCTTGTTATACACCGAAAAGGAAAACCGATAATGGGATTGAGGACGTAAAGCTTCCAATGAGTTCAGTAAATGGTCTTGAGGAAAAACTATCAACAATAAGTAAAGTAAAATTAGCAATGCCAATCATAAGGCTCGCCAATGTTCTGGACAGTAACAATACGATGATCATCGGCCCGAGCAACCCGCTGAAGTTCTGCGTCGAAATCATCGATGGCTCATTGCAGGCTGGGGATTCCTTGCAGATCTGCGTAAAGCAACTTTTCACCTACAGGGAAAGGAATAAGCGAAAGTACCGATTGAGATGTCAGTGGAGCGTCAAGGTCACCGAACAGGATATAGGCTCGAGATTCCTCTGCGTAAACGTCATCGAATCGCTAAGCGGAATATCACAGAGATTGTACAAGACTAATGACTGGGGGAATTCAACTCTATCGCCACTATACATCCGAATAAGAAGGCCGATTTTCGCTGGAACAAACGAAATAGATGCCTATTTTTCAAATATAGTGACTGTCTGGAAGAAATATTCCTTAGAAACAGGAAAAATACTGATCAAATAATGAAATTACCGAGTGACGGAATCAACTCTGTAGGGGAAACCCCGTAGTGACAGTACAGCTCGCCAACAGGCGTGTCGGAATAAACTCTCGGTAATTTTTGTTTTTCATGAGGAGGTAAAAATGAAAACTATTACAGAAATGACACTTATTGATATAGATAAGTTAATTCCATACATAAATAACGCGAGAACTCATAGCGAAGAACAAATCCTAAAACTTAGATCAAGTCTTCGTGAGTTCGGCTTCATCAATCCTGTGATCATAGATAAAAATTATAATATCATTGCAGGACATGGGCGAGTTCAAGCAGCAAAAGCTGAAGGAATAAAAGAAATCCCTTGTGTGCTTGTTGACTATCTGACTGAAGCACAAAAGAAAGCATACATCATTGCAGATAACCGAATGGCACTCGATGCTGGCTGGGATGAAGAAATATTAAAGGTAGAATTGGAGGCTCTCGAAGGGGAGTCTTTTGATTTGTCCCTTACAGGTTTCGATGATGATGAACTCGCAGACCTGTTCAAGGAAGATAAAGCGGACATTGAAGATGACGATTATGATTTGTCAGCCGCTTTGGAAAAAGCATCATTCGTTCAAAAAGGCGATAGATGGATAGTCGGAAGGCATGTGCTTTACTGCGGCGATGCAACCGATGCGGAAGATGTCAATAAGCTTATGGATGGGAAGAAGGCGAATCTAGTCCTTACTGATCCTCCATATGGTGTATCCTTCAAGTCGTCCAGCGGCCTAACGATCAAGAATGATTCAATCAAGAACGAGGAGTTTTACCAATTCCTACTTTCTGCCTTCAACAACATGGTGGCCCACTGCGAGAGCGGTGCTGCTGGATATGTGTTTCACGCGGACACTGAAGGTCTAAACTTCAGGCAGGCTTTCGTTGACTCGGGACTCCATTTGGCAGGATGCTGCATATGGGTGAAAGACTCACTTGTGCTTGGCAGAAGCGATTATCAATGGCAGCATGAGCCAGTCCTTTACGGGTTCTTGAAGAATGGGAAGCACAGGTGGTTCTCTGATAGGAAGCAGACCACAATCTGGAATTTCAAGAAGCCTAAAAGAAATGAAAATCATCCAACCAGCAAACCGCTTGATTTGCTTTCTTACCCTTTGCAAAACAGCTCTCAGGAAAACGCAATCGTGATTGATACCTTCGGCGGCAGCGGATCAACCCTTATGGCTTGCGAGCTTACTAACCGCATTTGCTACACGATGGAGCTCGACGAGAAATATGCGTCTGTAATTCTAAGACGATATGTTGATAATGGCGGTGATCCAGAAGGAGTTTACTGCATCAGAAATGGCGAGAAAATCCGCTATTTTGACTTAGTCAAGGAAGTCGAAAAACAAGCTTGATAAAAGTAGACAGTTTAGGTGCAAAAATGTACCTTTTTCTATTTCGCTCGTAACTGGTAATCAAGGAAGAACTTATAGCCTATTGGCATAGCTTCAATTCCAATACGAGACATTAAAATTAATAACTGAAAAGGAGGAAAAAATATGTCAGTTTATTATGAATCAAAGCCACAATTCTTAAGTAAAGGTGTGGTACTTTGCCAACCTGGATTATTTTGCACAAAAGATACATATAGTCCTATGTGGGCAACAATGAATCGCATTGCCGATTCAACAACAATCAGAATGAATGATGAAATTTTAATGCAAGACAACGTTAACAACGCGGATATTGTCGCTGCGTTAAGAAGACAAGCTTCAGACACAAAGATCAGTTTTTTCAAAACTTTGTTCCGAAGTCAAATTGGTAGAATAGACGACCAGGTTGAAGAACTACATTCAATCGTTCTAAAAATAAAAGAGATCTTTGGAGATAAAGTGCCGATTTTCTTGGTAGGCTATTCCAAAGGCGGATTAGTAAATATGCGTTATGTGACTTTAAAAAGGGGATACGTAAAAAACATCACATCTGTCGGAACGCCTTATTTAAATAGCTTCCTCCAAAAGGCTTTAAGTTTGGCGGATGATGTTCTTGGCGTTCCTTTGTACACAATTGTAGGGACTAAAATTGTCGATTTGCACCAAGGAATTAGAGAATTGTTGGATACGTATGTTAGCGATGAAGACTTAGGGGATGATGCGTTTTTCACTAGACTAAAAAATGGTTGGAACTCCATTCCATTAAATAAGAAGCCGTACATTACATGTATCGCCTGCTCCCAAATCGGCTTCAACAACAATCCGGAGGAAGGCTCTGACTTGATTGTCTCCGTTGAAGCACAAAAAGCAACAGGCTTTAACAATATTAATCAAAGGGTATTAATCGATGACAATTTTGAATATATCAATCATTCGAATTGGTATGATTACTTGTATAAATTAAGCCCGGCTATGTCAACTGAGATTGCGGAAAATGTTTCTTGGGGAATCGGAGAGGCGATCGCTAGAAAGGATATTTTATATGCATTTTTTGCCTTTGTTTTAGCAGTAATTCCATATACTTGGGATATGGGAAAATATAATCTGATTCATACGCAAGAATTAGGAAATGAAAATGTCTGTAAAGCTGTTTTATCAGCAATTAATAAATCAAACCCATATTTAAAGGAGGGGTATTAATATGAATAAGGTCGAAAAGAAATACTTAAGATCTATTGCGTCATATTACAAATATGATAATAAATTGATTGAAGAATTGGATTCTGTGTCTTGTAACAATACACCGCCTGTTTCTGTTTATGGTAAAACTTTTTGTGAATTGCTAAATTTCATCAAATCTAAACCACTTATTAATGAAAACAGCATTTTCTTTGTTGTTAAGAAGTTGTTTGATTTAGACGATAAATCGGTTGTAAGTTTAGACAAGGTTACCACATTAAAGACGTTACTTTTGAATGAAGATAACTACTTTAGTTTATTCAATTTCATCAAAAATGATAGGTGTTTTAAAGGCAAAGAAGGTCAATTGTTCTCTATTCTTTTGAATATCAAAAATTATTCTTTAAACGAAAAACTAACTGTTATCGCAAGCGGCCATTATAAAGAACTATTATTAGCATCTAATAGTTATCCAGACTTTGCTGGCTGTATTAACGATTTGATTGAATCAACTAAGAACATAATCTATACCACTGCGGAGTTGACGCTCGAGGAAATCAAATCTAGGCTAAATAATCTATCTGCTGAATTACTTTGCTTTTTAAAGGTTTCTGAAATCAGAATCTTTGGTTCTTATGCAAACGGAACTCAAAACGCCAATAGTGATTTTGACTTTTTAATAATTACTGATGACAAAAATCATGATAATTCGTTAACAAGGTCCCTGCTAGGAGCCCAGTTTGAGGCATTGTTTGGAGAACATTTCGATATCGTTGCGTTAGATGTAAATCAGGGAAGATTTGACTTGTTTGATATTTCAATTGTATTGAAGTCGATTAAGCTGAAAAAGTATGATATAATTTAAGAAAGAATCGAGGTGATATATTGAAAACTAAAAGGGCTATTTCTATAGTGTTATTTATAATCGCCTCCGTGTTTTTTTTAGTGTTTGTTATATGGCCTTTGACAGATGCGATTAAACTGGAATTCAGCATAGGCGTTTTAATAGCTATACCATTTGGACTATTAGTAGTAACGCCATTGTGGATCCTTAGTTTAACATCAATGATTAAGGCGATAAAAGTAGCAAAGGGGCGTTGAAATAACGTAAAAATGAAGCTCACTCTTCATGGGTGGGCTTTTATTATACCTTGACTTTGGCGAAAGATTTTCTAATGCAAAAAATAGTGAATAGATGAACCAAATGACTTGATATAAATCCTCTTTAGAGTGATTAATAGACGCGAACAAGGAGGACTGAAAATGCTAAATCTAAAAATAGGAACCTACATTAAAGTCTTAAAAATGAAGGATGAACCAGACTATAAAGGGAAAATCGGGAAGGTTGTCTTAATCGATGATGCAAATCAAATTCATGGGACTTGGGGCGGTTGCGCACTCATACCAGAAGTTGATAGTTTCATTGCTTTGCCTGAAGCGAGAACGCCTCTATTCGAGATGTGCGAGAAAAGCGATACCAGTCTTTCGGGAATGAACTATCTTGTCGATTATTACGTAGACTCACTCGGCTGGTCAGAAAAAGAGGCCGTCAACTATGCAATCGGATTGTTTCACAATGGGACAATCAGGGAAATAAAACTGTTCGGCAAAGATGGAAAACAGCTTTAATTGTCAGTTGGTTTATATATCTTTGATATATAAAAATAGTTAAAAAAAGATACACAATTGACTTGATATAGTGTCATTTTAGAATGATATATATACACAACGAAGGGAAGAAAAAACCTTCAAGGAGGACACGAAGATGAAAGAAAAAATTGAAAAGCAAATTGAAGAAATGAAGAGACAGACAATCGGTGTTGAAATTGAAATGAACAACATCACAAGAAAAAAAGCAGCAATTTTGGTTGGAGAATATTTTGGTACAAGAGCATACGATGCAGCAAGAGAATACGGTTATTTCAGTTGGGCTTGCAAAGACACGAAAGGAAGAACATGGAAATTCCAAAAGGATGTATCAATCGCAGGACCAGACGAAGAAAAATGCGAAATGGTAACGCCAATCCTAACATACGATGACATTGAAGACTTGCAGGAAATTATAAGAATACTTAGAAAAGCGGGCGCGAAAAGCGATGCATCAAGGATGTGTGGAGTTCACATCCATATTGGAGCAAACGGGCACACACCACAAACAATGAGAAACCTTACAAACATTATGGCAAGCCACGAAAGCTTGCTTGCTGATGCACTTGACCTTGATAGAGGAAGAATTGATAGATACTGCCGAACAGTTGACAGAAGGTTCTTAAAAGCAGTCAATACGAAAAAGCCTAAAACAATGAGTGCATTTGCTGATGTTTGGTACGAAAGCCAAAACGAAGGATATGGAAGAACACAGCATTATAATGGAAGCAGATACCACATGCTTAACTTCCACGCAACATTCACGAAGGGGACAATCGAATTCAGATTATTCCAATTCGATGCACCAAGTGATGGTAAGGCAAACGGCCTTCACGCAGGACAGCTTAAAAGCTACATTCAGCTTTGCTTGGCACTAAGCCAAATGGCAAAAGATGCGAAGGCAGCATCAAGCAAGCCTCAACAACACGAAAATCCAAAATACGCAATGAGGACTTGGCTGCTTAGACTTGGCTTCATCGGAGACGAATTTAAAACAGCCAGAGAGTTCTTAACGAAAAGACTATCAGGCGACGCAAGCTTTAGAAGTGGGATAAGACCTACTTCTATGGCCTAAGGAGGTACAAGAGCATGGCAAAATACTACATCGCTTACGGCAGCAACCTTAACATCAGACAAATGAAATACAGATGCCCTGGTGCATTGGTTGTCGGAACTGGCTTTATCAAAGATTATGAGCTTTTGTTCAAAGGTAGCAAATCAGGCTCTTACCTGACTATTGAGGAAAAGATGGGAAGCTTAGTGCCTGTTGCAATTTGGAAGGTTAACGAAGTGCACGAACGAGCGCTTGATGTTTATGAGGGCTATCCTACCTTTTATTACAAGAAAGAAATGGAAATAGATTATATTTCAATAAAAAGTAAGATAGCGCATCATGTAAAGGCATTTGCTTACATCATGCACGAAGACAGGAAGCTAGGAATTCCAATGATTGAATATGTGCGTGTTTGCTTGGAAGGATATAGGACTTTCGGTTTTAGTCCTAAACATATAGAAGAAGCTATAAAAAAGAGCATGGAGGTCCAAAATGGAAACAAGAACCACCGAATTTAAGATTTGCCCCAAATGCGGCAAGAACTACAAAGCGCCCTCAGCTATTTCAAGGGCAGACAACAAAACGCCAATTTGCCCAACGTGTGGCACGAGGGAGGCGCTTGAAGGCTTAGGCATCAAAAGCGATGAGATTGAAAGAATAATCGAAACAATACCGAAGTATGAAGAAAAGTAAAAAGAACTAAAGTCGGCTTGATGGTCGGCTTTTTCTTATTAAGGAGGTGGGAATTTGCGAAAACTTAAAAAGTATGTTCCGACTAAGTTCAAAGCTAAAGACTCCACCTATGATAAAGCTGCTGCAGATTATGCGGTTAACTTTATTGAATGCTTGTGCCATACGAAAGGTACATGGGCAGGTGAGCCATTTGAACTTATAGATTGGCAAGAGCAGATAATCAGGGATCTGTTTGGAACATTGAAACCTAATGGATATAGGCAATTTAATACTGCTTACATCGAGATTCCAAAAAAACAAGGTAAATCGGAACTAGCAGCTGCAGTTGCTTTGCTCTTAACTTGTGGTGATGGTGAAGAAAGAGCTGAAGTTTATGGATGTGCAGCTGATAGGCAACAAGCATCAATCGTATTTGAGGTTGCAGCAGACATGATAAGAATGTGTCCTGCACTTAATAAAAGGTGCAAGATACTATCGGCAACAAAGCGAATTATTTATTTGCCGACGAATAGTTTTTATCAGGTCTTGTCCGCTGAGGCTTATTCCAAACATGGTTTTAACATACACGGAGTTGTATTTGACGAGCTGCATACTCAGCCAAATAGAAAACTTTTTGATGTTATGACCAAAGGTTCTGGTGATGCAAGAATGCAACCTTTATATTTCCTAATCACCACAGCAGGAACTGATACTAAATCTATTTGTTACGAAACTCACCAAAAAGCAAAAGACATTCTTGAAGGAAGAAAACATGATTCTACATTCTACCCAGTCATTTATGGAGCGGAAGTGGATGATGATTGGACGGATCCTAAAGTATGGAAAAAAGCAAATCCATCACTTGGCATAACAGTTGGAATAGACAAGGTAAAGGCGGCTTGTGAAAGTGCAAAACAAAACCCTGCAGAAGAAAATTCATTCAGACAGTTAAGGCTAAATCAATGGGTAAAACAAGCAGTAAGATGGATGCCTATGGAAAAGTGGGACGATTGCAGTTTTGACTTTACTCATGAAGATTTGAAAGGGAGAGTTTGCTATGGTGGACTAGACCTTTCTTCAACAACGGATATCACTGCATTCGTTTTAGTGTTTCCGCCAACTGAAGAAGATGAGCATTACTACATTCTACCTTATTTCTGGATACCCGAAGAAAATATGGAAGCAAGAGTCAATAAAGACCATGTTCCTTATGACTTGTGGGAAAGGCAAGGCTTCATTGAAACCACTGAAGGGAACGTAATCCACTACGGATACATCGAAACCTTTATAGATGAACTTGGGAAACAATACAACATAAAAGAAATTGCTTTTGATAGGTGGGGCGCAACAATGCTTGTTCAAAATCTGGAAGGACTCGGTTTTACAGTCGTTCCCTTTGGTCAGGGATTTAAAGATATGAGTCCACCGACAAAGGAACTTATGAATCTAGTTCTTGGCAAAACTTTAAGGCATAACGGACATCCGGTGCTTAGATGGATGATGGACAATGTGTGTGTTAGAACAGATCCAGCAGGAAATATAAAGATGGATAAGTCAAAATCCACAGAGAAGATTGATGGTAGCGTGGCAACTGTTATGGCACTTGATAGAGCAATAAGAAATAAAGGAGAGACTTCTGATTCGGTTTACGATTCAAGAGGTCTTTTAATTATTTAGGAGGTCAAAAATGGGACTTATAAACAAATTATTCAAATCACGAGATCACCCCAAGATAGATAACAGAACTGTTGGTAGTTCTTGTTCGTTTTATATGGGTGGTTCTTCAGCTGGTAAGAATGTAAATGAAAGAAGTGCAATGCAAATGACTGCAGTTTATTCATGTGTAAGAATTCTTGCAGAAGCTGTTGCAGGATTGCCATTGCATCTTTACCGATATAAGGAAGACGGTGGAAAAGAAAGAGCGATAGACAACAATCTTTATCACTTACTGCATGACGAACCAAACAAAGAAATGAGCTCATTCATCTTTAGAGAAACGCTTATGACTCATTTGCTTTTATGGGGGAATGCTTATGCTCAGATAATAAGAAATGGTAAGGGCGAGGTTGTAGCTTTATATCCTTTGATGCCAAATAAGATGCAAGTCGATAGAGATGAAAATGGTGAACTTTATTACATATACACAAGAAGCTCTGACGAAGCAAAGACTATGGAAGGAGTGACAGTGTATTTAACGCCAAGAGACGTATTACATATTCCAGGACTTGGATTTGATGGGCTAGTAGGATATTCGCCAATAGCGATGGCCAAAAATGCAATTGGACTGGCAATTGCCACTGAGGAATATGGCGCAAAATTCTTTGCGAATGGTGCTGCGCCATCAGGTGTCTTGGAGCATCCAGGGACAATTAAGGATCCGTCAAGACTAAGAGAAAACTGGAATTCGACATTCGGTGGCTCTGCTAATTCTGGCAAGGTCGCAGTGCTCGAAGAAGGAATGAAGTATACACCGATTTCCATCTCGCCAGAACAAGCCCAGTTCCTAGAAACAAGAAAATTTCAAATTGACGAAATAGCTCGAATTTTCAGAGTTCCGCCTCATATGGTTGGTGACCTTGAGAAATCGAGCTTTTCTAATATTGAGCAGCAATCACTCGAATTCGTTAAGTATACCTTAGATCCGTGGGTTATTAGATGGGAACAGTCGTTATCTAGAGCGTTACTTAATGAAGATGAAAAACGAAAGTATTTCTTCAAGTTTAATCTTGAAGGTTTGCTTAGGGGTGATTACGAATCTCGTATGAGTGGTTATGCAGTAGCAAGGCAAAATGGCTGGATGTCTGCAAATGATATACGAGAACTTGAAAACATGGATAAGATTCTTGCCGAAGATGGCGGTGACTTATACCTAATCAACGGCAATATGCTGCCGCTCAACAAGGCGGGGGCTTATGCAAATATAGAAAAGGAGGATACTGCTGATGAGGAAATTTTGGAAATGGATAAATCAAGCCGAAGCGGAAGAAAGAGTCCTAGAACTTAATGGAACAATAGCGGAAGAATCATGGTTCGATGATGATATTACGCCACGAATGTTCAAAGACGAGCTTTACTCAGGAAGTGGTCCGATTACTGTTTGGATTAATAGTCCTGGTGGTGATTGTATTGCAGCTTCGCAGATTTATTCAATGCTAATGGATTATAAAGGTGAGGTTACAGTTAAAATTGACGGAATTGCTGCTAGTGCTGCAAGCGTAATAGCTATGGCAGGAACTAAGGTCGTCATTGTTCCAACTGCACTTATTATGATTCATAATCCATCAACTAGTGCCAATGGTGACCATAGAGATATGAGTAAAACGATTGATGTGCTTAACGAAGTAAAGGAATCGATTATCAATGCCTATGAAATCAAAACTGGACTTTCAAGAACAGTCCTAAGCCACATGATGGATGCTGTCACATGGATGAATGCAAACAAAGCTATTGAACTTGGATTTGCAGATGAAATACTCGAAGACGAAAAGAAAGCAAATTCAAGTAAAAGTTTTGAGTTTCAAGAACATGCGTTTGCAACAAAACTATTTAACAAAATTACAAATAAAGAAGTAGATGCAAAGCCTAAACAAAAAGGCAGAAACATTGATGAGCTTAAAGCAAAACTTAGTCAAATAAAAAATTTAATTTAATGGAGGATATAAAAATTATGACTATTACTGAATTACGTGAAAAACGTGCCAAAACTTGGAGTGCAATGGAAAACTTCCTTGACTCCCACAGAAATGATCAAGGTGTACTTAGCGAAGAAGATGATGCTATTTATACCAAGATGGAAAAAGAATTTGAATCTTATACTAATGAAATTAAGCGTATGGAAAGAAAAGATGCAATCGAAGCAGAACTTAATAAACCTGTATCGACTCCTTTGACTGCTAAACCTATGGTAGCTAAAGATGAAGAAGAAAATGTAGGTAGAAAATCTAAAGCATATAAAAAGTCTTTCTGGAATGCTATGAGAGCAAAGGCGGTAAGACCTGATGTAATGAATGCACTTCAAATTGGTTCTGATACTGAAGGCGGATATCTTGTTCCCGACGAATATGAAAAGGCACTTGTTGAAAGCCTAGAAGAAGAAAATCTATTCAGAAAGATTGCAAAAGTAATTACTACATCTTCAGGTGACAGAAAAATTCCTGTTGTTGCGACTAAGGGTACTGCATCTTGGGTAGATGAAGAAGGAACTATTAATGAAAGTGATGATGCATTTTCTCAAGTTTCAATCGGTGCATATAAACTTGGTACATTGATTAAAGTTTCTGAAGAGCTTTTAAATGATTCTGTATTTAACCTTGAATCTTATATTTCTAAAGAATTTGCAAGACGAATCGGTAATAAAGAGGAAGATGCATTCTTCAATGGCGATGGTGTTGGGAAACCAATCGGTATTTTTAATGCAACAGGTGGTGCAGAGGTAGGTGTAACTGCAGCAAGTTCTACAGCAATAACCGCAGATGAACTTATCGATTTGTTCTATTCACTTAAAGCACCTTATAGAAAGAATGCTGTATGGGTTCTTAATGATGCAACCATTAAGGCAATCAGAAAACTAAAAGACAACAACGGTAACTACTTGTGGCAACCTGCACTTACTGCGAATACTCCTGATACTATCTTGGGCAGACCAGTATTTACATCAAGTTATGTTCCTACTATTGCAGCAGGTGCAAAGACTATTGCATTTGGTGATTTCTCTTATTACTGGATCGCTGATAGACAATCTCGTAGTTTCAAACGTCTTAATGAGCTTTACGCCGCAACTGGTCAAGTTGGTTTTGTTGCTACTCAAAGAGTAGATGGTAAGCTTATTCTTCCTGAAGCAATCAAGGTTCTTGCTCAAAAGGAATAATAAAAAATAGGAGGTGGCAGATATGATTGCTAACGAATTGCTAAAACAGGTGAAAGAAAATTTGATCATAACATTCGACGACGATGACAGTCTTATCCTTAGCTTCATAGCTGCCGCCATCTCCTATGCGGAAAGTTATCAACATATAACTGAAGGTACTTATAGCGTTATGCCTATGTCTGCGACCACAAAGCAGGCAATCATCATGCTTGCGTCGCATTTCTATGAATCTCGTGACGGCAGTACAGGCGGTTTCTTTGCGAATACGCCTAATGCATCAGAACAGGTTTGGAAGACGGTAAATCTACTACTTAGAATGGATCGAAATTGGAAGGTGTGAGTATGGGCTTAGGATTAATGAATAAACCTGCAAAAATATGTGAGAAGACTTTTATAACCGATTCTGAGGGCTTTTCTTCGCAACGTGTGGCGGTTTTGGGAAGCATACGAGTGTTTGTCGAAGGTCGCCACGGAAGCGAACGTTGGGCGAATTTTGCGGCTTTTAGCGAGGCTACCGAGCTCTTCCGATTCAGGAAAATACCAAACCTAAATATAACGACGAAGCAATATATCATTTTCAATGACGAGGAATACGACATTTTATCGGTTGAAAACGTAAAAGGCAGGAACATGTATATTGAGGTTTTGGCTAAAAAGGCGGTGGCGTCAAATGGCTAAATGCACGTGCAATCTGCCTGAGGATCTGCTAAAAAAGCTCTCAAGGCTCGGAAGCAAAATGGATGACGTTAGCGAGAAGGTTCTCGAAAGTGGCGGAGCGGTTGTTCTTGATAAGGTCAAAAGCAATCTGCAAGGCGTATTGAGTGGCAATTCGACAGACGAGCTTTCAAACTCTCTTGGTTTAAGCAAAGTGCTCTTGGATAGAAATGGGAATCACAATATCAAGGTTGGTTTCGCTGAGCCAAGAAGCAATGGAAAATCAAATGCCATGATAGCCAATATCATCGAGTATGGAAAGTCAGGACAGCCTGCAAAGCCGTTCTTGAAGCCTGCAAAAAGCCAGTCAAAGAAAGCGTGCATTGATGCAATGACGCAAAAACTAGAAGAGGAAATAGAAAAACTATGAGTATTTTAGCTGATGTGAAAGAATTGCTGGAGCCTTTAAAAGTCCCAGTAGCAACTGGTGTATATAAAGGAACCGCAACAGATACCTATATAGTGCTTGTTCCGCTATCTGATACTTTTGAATTGCATGCTGATAATACGCCTAATGCGGAAGTGCAGGAATTAAGGATCTCGATTTACGCTAAAGGCAACTACAAGAAACTAACGAATCAAATAGTAAAAATACTATTAAATGCGGAATTTACAGTGACCGACCGCAGATACATCGGTTACGAAACTGAAACTGACTATTTTCACTATGTTGTGGACATAGCAAAAAATTATGAATTGGAGGAATAAATAAAATGGCAACAATTGGTTTAGATAAACTTGTTTATGCACCTATTACGGAAGACAAAAATGGTAATGAAACATATGGAACACCTGTTCAACTTGCAAAGGCAATCTCAGCTGATTTGTCTATCGAGTTGAACGAGGCTATTCTTTTTGCTGATGACGGTCAATCTGAAACGGTAAAGGAATTCAAGAGCGGCACTATCTCGCTTGGCGTAGATGACATCGGAAACGAGGCAGCGGTGGCTCTTGTTGGGGCAACGCTAGATAGCAACGGTGTACTTATTTCGGGTGGTGAGGACATCTCTCAATATGTAGCGATCGGATTTAGAGCAAGGAAATCAAATGGAAAATATAAGTATTATTGGCTTTATAGAGTATTATTTGGAATTCCTGCAACTAACCTTGCTACCAAGGGCGATTCCATCACTTTCTCAACTCCGACTATTGAAGGGGCTATTTATAGACGCAATAAACCTGATGGAAAGAATAAGCATCCATGGAAAGCAGAAGTTACTGAAACACAAGAAAACAGTGAAACAATTAGTGCTTGGTACGATAGCGTATATGAGCCTGAATACTAAGGAGGTAAATAAAAATGGCAGATGAAAGAAGCTCAGTCATTACGATTGGCGGCAACGAATATGAATTGCTTTTAACGACTAAGGCAACAAAGGAAATCGCCAAAAAATACGGCGGACTTTCCAATCTTGGAGACAAGCTTGTTAAAAGCGAAAATTACGAAGATGCAATTGGCGAGATCGTTTGGCTCATTGTAACGCTTGCCAATCAGCCTATTCTCATTTTCAATTACAAGAACAAAGGCAATGAAAAGCCACTCTTGACTGAAGACGAGGTAGAGCTTTTAACAACGCCACAGGATATTGCAAACTTCAAAGATGCGATTACTGAGGCACTATTAAAAGGAACAAAACGAAATATCGAAAGCGTAGAAGTAAAAAACGCAGTGGGCGAGTAAGTGACGAAGAGTTGTTTACTCGTCTTTTATATTACGGGCTATCACAATTACATTTGTCGCAAGATGAAGTGTGGTTTATGCCCTTTGGGCTTCTACTTGATTTATGGGAATGCCATAAGCAGTACCACGGCATATCAAAGCCTAAAGTGGAAGTTTTTATTGACGATATTATTCCTGATGGAATTTAAATAAGGAGGTGAACGCAGATGGCGGATAGTTTCGGCTTGAAAATAGGACTTGAAGGTGAAAAAGAATTCAAGTCTGCACTTGTATCAATAAACCAGTCTTTCAAAGTCTTAGGATCCGAAATGAAGCTTGTGGAGAGCCAGTTTGACAAAAACGATAACTCAATACAGGCATTGACGGCAAGAAATGAAGTGCTGCAAAAATCGATAGATGCGCAAAAGCAAAAGATAGAAACTTTGCGTTCAGCCCTTGCCAATGCGGCTGAGTCGTTTGGCGAGAACGACAGAAGAACGCAAAATTGGCAAATACAATTAAATAATGCGCAGGCCGAACTGAACAAGATGGAAAAGGAGTTGGATGCTAATACGTCAGCTCTTGATAGCGCAGGCAAAAAAATGGACGATGTCGCAAAAAGCGCAGACGACATGGGTAACGACATCGAAGATGCAGGAAAGTCGGCGGAAAAATCCGAAAGCAAGTTCAGTGGCTTGGGATCGGTATTAAAAGGCATCGGAGCTGCTATGGTGGCGGTCGGGGTGGCCGCTACAGCAATGGCTGTAAAGCTCGGCAAGGAAGTAATCTCAGCCTATGCTGATTATGAGCAGCTAGTAGGCGGCGTTAAGACCTTGTTTGGCACAGAAACATCAAGCGTAGAAGAATATGCAAAGTCGGTTGGAAAAATGGTTGATGAAGTGCGTGATGAATACAATAGTCTTCTTAATGCACAGCAAAAAGTAATGAATGATGCCGATAATGCTTATAAAACCGCAGGTCTTTCGTCCAACGAATACATGGAAACGGTCACTTCGTTTTCTGCGTCCCTTATTGCATCACTTAATGGCGATACGGAAGCAGCAGCGAATAAAGCCAATCAAGCAATCGTTGATATGGCGGATAACGCCAACAAAATGGGTACTGATATGTCAATGATTCAAAGTGCTTATCAGGGCTTTGCCAAGCAAAACTATACGATGCTTGATAACCTTAAGCTCGGCTATGGCGGTACTAAAACCGAGATGGAGCGTTTGCTTGCGGATGCATCGGAAATCGCAGGCGTTGAATTCAGCATCGATTCCTATGCCGACATAGTCGACGCAATCCATATCATCCAAACGCAAATGGGTATTACTGGCACAACTGCAAAAGAAGCGGAGTATACGATAACTGGTTCGATCAATTCACTTAAATCGGCATTGCAAAATCTAATAACTGGCTTTGGAAATTCTGAAGCGGATATCAGAGGTTTATGCGATAACGTAGTCGATGGCTTCAAGACTGTAGTAAAAAACATTACTCCAATCATTGGAAACATCATATCCGCTTTGCCAACAGCAGTAGATGCCTTGATTGATGCTGTCGGCGATTTGCTACCTACATTTCTTACAATGGTTACTAAGTTGTTCTCGGAAGTCCTAGAAACATTGCTTAATTTACTGCCTAGCCTAGTTCCTGCGGTGATGGATGCGTTGCTTACCATAGTAAATACACTTATAAAGAACTTACCACTTATCATAAATGTGGCTGCAAAAATCGTAATAAGTTTAGCTTCAGGTATAGCAAAATCAATGCCAAAACTAATACCAACTATTGTTCAAGCTGTGATAGAGGTATGCGAAACATTAATAGCCAATCTTCCTATGCTCCTTGATACGGTTCTTCAAATTGTAGAAGGCTTGGTGAAAGAAATACTTGAGGCTTTACCAATCATAATTGATGCATTGCCTAAGGTTATCTTGGCGATTATTAATTTCATACTTGGTGCAATCCCTCAAATCATAGAAGCAGGCATTAAGCTCTTTACTAGTTTGATAGGTGCTTTGCCAGATATAATCGAGGCGATAATAGAGGCAATTCCTCTCATAATTGATGGAATTATCAATGCCATTGTCGAAAACTTGCCTCTCATAATTGATGCAGGCATTAACCTATTTGTAACGCTCATTCAAGCATTGCCTGAAATAATTGAAATGATACTAACAGCGATACCTAAGATCATAACGTCAATCGTTGGAGCGCTTATCGATAATATTCCTTTGATCATACAGGCAGGGATAGATCTATTTACTTCGCTGATTACAAATCTTCCAATGATTATTATGGAAATAGTAAAAGCTGTGCCACAAATACTATCTGCAATTATTAATGGTTTTAACAGTGGCTTTTCACAAATGGCGGATGTAGGAAAGAACCTAGTTCATGGTTTATGGGAAGGTATACAAAGCCTAGCTGGATGGATTTGGGATAAGGTTAGCAACTGGGCAGGGGATTTATGGAGCGGAATTAAAAACTTCTTCGGCATTCACTCTCCATCTAAAAAGATGGCTTGGATCGGCGATATGATGATGGAAGGCTTAGCAAACGGTATTGATGAAACAGCAAGCGATGTATTAAGTTCTGCAGATAGTATGGTGAACAATCTTAATGGTGTATTTGATGGTTTGTCGGCTAATATGGGCGATGTGCCTACCGATTTCAATGTTTCAAGTGCTGTTAATTCCATAAATAGTGGCGCACAGGCAAAACAAGGTGGTTTGGTACTGCAGCTTAATATAGGCAATTTCAACAACTATTCAAACGAAGATATCACAAGCCTAACTGAAGAAATAATGGAAACTGCAGGCAATTTTGCAAAGAGGAAAGGAGCGGTGTTCGCATGAGTTATTTTGTTTTTAATGGAATTTCCAGTGAGAGTATGGGAATACGCATTCAATCGAAAAATGTATATTCTGCACCAAAATATGATTTGACTTTAACATCAATCCCTGGACGTGATGGTGAACTTATAAGTTCGAATGGAAGGTTTGGTAATATAAGCATCTCATATACTTGCTTTTTGCCTGCAAAGTCCATCGAGGAGCTAGCGGATAAAATCACCAAAGTGAAGAATTGGCTTTATACTGAGCCTAATAAATATCATGATTTAACTGATAGCTATGATACGAAATTTCTTAGAAAAGCTTTGTTTAACAGCAAGCTAGATATTTCTGACGAATGCATGAAGATAGGAGTGTTTACGATTTCCTTCTCATGCAAACCACTCAGATATTTGATTGCAGGACTTGTGAAGAAAACATATTCAAGTGCGGTGATTCTTACTAATGAGTTCAATTTTACTGCAAAGCCTTATATTAAGGTTAACGGCAAAGGTACAGGAACACTAACTATTAACAATAAAGTCTGGCATTTTGAAACCTTAAATGGCTATACGGAATGCGATTCAGAACTTATGAACTATTATCACGATACAACACTTAAAAACGATAAAGTAACTGGCGACGGGTTTCCTACTTTTGAGTATGGTGAAAACCATATCGAATTTAGTGGGGGAATAACAAGTATTGAAATTATACCAAGGTGGGTGAGCTTATGATTCCGATTTTATATAAAGAAGACGCAACTGATTTTTCAACCTATGGAATAGGTGTTCTTGCTGATACTATATCATGCTTAGTAACGGAAGAAAGAAATGGAGCTTACGAGCTAACCTTAAAATACCCAATTAATGGTTCTTTGTATGATGAAATAAAAAAGGAACGCATCATAAAGGCCAAGCCTAATGATCTATCCGATCCACAGGCGTTTAGAATATACAGAATTACCATACCGATTAATGGGATAATTACCATTTACGCTGAGCATATTTCTTATGACCTAATCAATATAGGAGTTATTCCTTTCTCGCTTATAAATGTCGCACCTCAAATGGCTATTGACACTCTACTTAAGAGCACAGTCCTTCCTCATAACTTTACTTTTAGAACAGATTATGATGTTGCAAAGGACTTCGAAGTTAAAAAGCCACAAAGCGTGAGAGCTTGTCTTGGAGGAACGCAAGGCAGTCTTTTAAATAAATGGGGTGGCGAGTTTGAATGGGATAATTTCTCGATAATTCATCATAAAGGTAGAGGAAACAACAAAGGCGTCGTGATTGAGTATGGTAAGAATCTAACAAAGCTTGATCACGATAGCGATATCTCTGAAGTCTATACGGATATTTTGCCTTATGCAGTTATTTCTAGTGGCGATGGAAACGATGTGGTTTGTACGCTTAGCGAACAGATTTTACCAATAACAAGTACATTGGCTAAAAGGAAAACTCTTATAAAAGATATGACCGATTCCTTTGATAGCAACGAAGAAATAACAGAAGAGAAGCTAAGAGAGAAAACTTTGAAGTATATAAGCGATAATCCACTCGGTGTAGAAAATCCCACAATCACAATTAGCTTTGAGCCGTTATGGAAACAGCCTGAATATTCAGCGCTTTTAGAACGAGTCTCTCTTTGTGATACTGTTACAGTAAAACACACAGAGATTGGAGTATCGGTCAAAACAAAAGTAATAAAGACAACATACAATACGTTGCTTGAAAAATACACAAGCATAACGCTAGGCAGTGCAAGATCTAACTTTGTCAAACAAGTGCAAAGCATCGAAAGCAAAATTGAATCAACGAAAACAGAGGTGGATAGATTTCCATCTCTTTTAAATTATGCGATAAGCACTGCCACAAAGCTTATAACTGGTAATTCTGGCGGATATGTCATTTTGCATTCGGCTGCAAAAGATGGTAAGCCTTATGAACTGCTTGTTATGGATAAGCCTAATATCAATGATGCCATTAAGGTGTGGAGATGGAATGTAAACGGCCTTGGATTTTCTAATAACGGATACAATGGCCCTTACGAAACCGCCATTACAGCTGATGGACAAATCGTAGCGGATTTTATCACTTCAGGAACATTGATGGCTAATATTATTAAAGCAGGTATTATTTCCTCAAAAGATGGTAGCTCATATTGGAATATTGATACTGGTGAAGTAGTTCTAAAAGCTTATGCCACAAATGAAGATTTTGATGGTAAGGTTGATGAAATTGATAAACGAGAATCGAAAATCGAATCAAACATCAATGGTCTTACAAGCACAGTGTCTTCAATAGGCAAGAGAGTCGATGGTGCAGAGGATGATATTTCGAGTCTTGACAGCGACGTTACCACACTTGCTCAGAGAGCCGATGCGATAGAGCTTAAGGCCAACAGCAACGAGAAGAACATTTCCTCTCTTACGGTTGCGTCCAATAAACTCGCATTAAAGGTTGCCTCAAATGCCAGCGACATCTCTGATTTGGAGCAGACAGCGGATTCCATCAGTGCGGTTGTTTCAAAGAAGGCAGATTCAGAGGGAGGAGTTTCCTCATCATTTGGATATAAGCTCAAATCAACAGGCTTTGAACTTTACTCCAACAATAAAACCGTTATGAAGGTAAACTCCGCAGGTTTGGAAATAAATGGAAAGATCACGTCATCAGAAGGAGAGATTGGTGGTTTGACCATAACAGAAAGTGGTCTTAGCTACTCAGGAAACTGGAATGCCGCCTTCAGAATCGGAGATCTGTCTACCGATCCAAGAATGCCTACCTATGCGATATTCTCTAGGACACAAAGAATCGACAACTGCATCATAGGCTTCAAAAACAATTCATACGGCGAAAACTTCTGGGCTGAATTCAGGCCCGAGGGATACTGCACCTTCATGTCAAGCGACAGGGACGATGCAATAATGACTGGAAAGATTCCGTACCTCTTCCTCAAGGACATATGCTGGCTACACAGCCCCCTTGGCTCATCATATGAGGGAAGTACGGCTACATGCCCTCAGATAATTGTTTTTAACTACACTGTTGCTAAATCGAGTTATTCGACAATTGACCTCGATGTCTATGGCATCAACGAGATAATTGGCGCTTCTCTCACTGAAAAGGACACGCCAAGCACAGGCTCGAACAACCAGTGGTTTTCAATCGATAAAAAGAAAATCACCATCCATAACACAACTGGAGGTTCAAAAACATATTCAGTGATAGCGATTGCTATATAGGAGGAACTAATGAAAAAGATAAGAATCAATGAACAAGGCTTTGTTGAAAGTCCGTATATTAGCGATGCATCAATTGAGCATGATGTTAATGATGAATTATATGAAAAGCTCATGACATGCACCATAGGAATGAACTGGCGATTAGTAAACGATGAATTTATTATGGTTGATATTCTTGAAGACAATGTCATAAGAGAAAGAAGACAAATCGAGTGCTTCAATTTCGTGGATAACAGATCGCAATTATGGTGGAATCATTTATCCAATGAGCAAAAGGAAGAACTAAACAAATGGTATGAGGCTTGGCTTAATGCTCCAGAAACAAGGATTATACCTGAAAAGCCAAACTGGATAGATTAGGAGGAAATTATGGAAGTAGGACAAATAATTATAACTATCGCATCAGTGATTACTGCACTTGGTGTTATATTCGGCGTGATATTTGCAGTTTATAGATGGTACTTAAAACAAGAAAAGCAGGACAAGGACATCAAGGCGATAAAGGAAGAACAAACCCTTTTAACCTATGGTGTCCTTGCTTGCTTAAAAGGCTTAAAAGAACAAGGATGCGATGGACCTGTAACAACTGCAATAAATCAAATTGAAAAATACATAAACAAACAAGCTCATAAATAAAGGAGGATTAAACTTATGAACGAAATCATTTTAAACATTATATCTGTAGTGGTAACTGCGGTAATTTTGCCACTAATTTCTTATGCAGGAGCAAGGCTTATCGCTTGGCTTAACGCAAAGATTAAAGACGAAAACGCAAAACAACAATTGACTGTTGCAACTGACATCGTAATGAATGCAGTAAGAAGCGTATTTCAAACTTATGTAGAAATACTGAAGAAAAATGGCACATTTGATAAAGAAAGCCAAAAAGTAGCACTTATCAAAGCAAAAGATGATGCACTTGCTCAAATGAGTGACGAAATTAAAGATTACATAACTAAAAATTATGGCGATTTAGAAACGTGGATCACTACTCAAATTGAATCTACTATTAACATTTTAAAGAATAAATAAGCAAAAAGAATTCTGACTTTTCAATTAAATATATTCATTTTTATACATTTATTTGCATGCATTGGAGATAAATTTGTTTTTTAGGTGTATTTGTGTTAAAATATTATCGAAAGAAGTGTTGTCTAAACTCTAAAAAAATTAAATGAACTTTAACATTTTCAAGTCGATTCAACGTATTGGGG